ACCTTTGCTACATCTATAATAATAATGATTTATTTTTAAATGTCAACACTTTTAGGAAAAATTTTATAAGTTATTTTTTTCACAAGTTTGTCCCGGAAGAACCAACTTTGTGAATTTTTTCACATGTACGGAGTTAGTGCCCGCTAACTACACACGCGCTTGTGAATTTTTTCACAAACTTTATACACCCGGGCGGTTAGTTGTAACTAACTATTGTTTCACGTGAAACAATCCAAAAAAACATCAGGCTTTTTTTGCCCGATGTTTTGTGAGTTTCACGCTGTAATCAGCGCCGTTATAGGTGAAACTGATTTCCGCTTCATTCTTGCATGTCAGATTTTCAATTTCACCGTTCAGCTGGAATCCTTCAAGCGGAATCCGCAAGATGTCAAAGATGTGCTTTTTGTCTTCGTCAACCTTGCGTTCACGTTTGACAGTCCGTTTTGTTTCGGGGCTTCTGTCGGCTTTTGTGACCTTCCTCACAATCTTTTTCTGTTCGGGTGTCAGCGCAAACAATTCAGTGTTTCCGCTGTCAATTTCATCATCGCACCGAATCAAATCAATCGCTTCGTCACGGGTACATTTCAATGTTCGCATGTGCTTCTGAATGAGTGCTTCGTACTGTTCTTTTGTGCGTTTTGCCATTTGGCTTACCTCTCTTTCTGTAATTAGTATAGCATGGGGAAGGGGTTCTGTCAACCCCTTCCGCAAACTTTTTTAGGCTTTTGTGAAGTAAGCTCTTCCCTTTTCTTCAGTTCTGATAACTCTTCCGTCAAGTTTCAGACCTCTAACAAGAGCAGAAACCTTATTCCCTGAAAATTCTTTCAATTCATCAATTGCCTGATGGATTTCTGTTACAGTGTAACGCTTTCCATCTTCCATTTTCTCATAAATCAGATTCATGAGTTCAGCGTTCGCAAGCTGATTTTTTGTCGGTTTCGTGGACTTGCGTTCGTTCTTTTTTGCAAGCAGTTCAAGTTCGTGATTGATAAAAGCAATTTCAGCTTCATCTGTCAGATGGGAACGAATCTGTTCGAACATTTCTCTCTTTGTCATTTTTGCGTTTGTCATAATCATCACCTTTTACCTTTCTTTGTACCTTTAGTATAGCACTCTTTTGGATTCTTGTCAATAGGTTTTTTTATTTTTTTTAAGAAGATTCTTTTTTATCTCTTCCCTTTTGACAATTATATAATAGCATTTTTAGAAATAATGTCAAGAGATTTTTTAAACTTTTTTTTGAAAGTTTTTTGTATCTCTTTTTTATTTCTATAATAATTATAATATTTTTTTTATAAAAAATCAATAAGAAATTTTGCTAATTTTTTCACAAGCGCCACCCGGGATTCTGCAAAAATCACATAATTTCACATAATTTTTTTCTTGACTTTTGGCGGCGAGTGTGCTATAATTTTCGGTCGTTAGCGGCAGCTAACTAGAAACCGCAAATAAAGAAAAATTTTCTAAAAAAAGTGTTGACATTGTTTTCAAGAGTGCTATAATAAATAATGTAAAAGGAAGGTAAAGAAAAATGGCTTACTACATGACTATTGATACAGAAACTACAAACTCATTCGATGATGCTCTCGTGTATGATTTAGGGCTTGCGATTCATGACGAAAGCGGAAACGTGCTTCATACTGAAAGCTACGTCATCGCTGAAATTTTCTTTAATGATGAGCTGATGAAAGTTGCTTATTTTGCGGAAAAGATTCCTACCTATTGGAAAGAAATCAAGGAAAGAAAAAGAGTTCTCACAACATTTAGAAACGCAAGAAGAGAAGTTCTGAGATTGATGAAAAGATACAATGTTAAAGCGATAATTGCTCATAACGCTTATTTCGATTATAACGCATTGAATACAACACTGCGGTATCTCACACAGTCAAGAAAAAGATTCTTCTTCCCTTGGGGTACTACAATGTGGGATTCTCTGAGAATGGCAAAAACTACTCTTGGAAAAGATGAAAAATACACTTCATGGTGTGTTAAAAATAACTATCTGACTGAGAAATACAGAAAGCCGAAAATGACTGCGGAAGTGCTGTATAGATATCTGACAAATGATAACTCATTCAACGAAGAACATACAGGACTCGCTGATGTAATGATCGAAAAAGAAATTACAGCTTACTTCCTCAAGAGAAACCACGCAAACATGAAAAAATGTTTGTTCAATCCTCGCAAGGAAGAAGATGAAAAAACCATGCTTGAATGGTGGATTGATAGTTTACTCTGTGAGTAAACTTTTTGTTTAGTTTCACTAAACGCAGAAGGGTTTACTGAAACTAAACTTTTGTTTACTACTGGTAAACTTGGCACGCTGAAAGGCGTTGTCATACTGTACACACGGACCCAGGCGTGCCGTTCCGGGATTCTGAAAAAAATTAAAAAATTTTTGAAAATCGCTTGACAAATTGTCGGCGGTGTGTTATACTGGAAATTCTGCGCGCCTGGACCGTGGGCGCGCAGTCCATAAGCCAAATAAAAAACCGCTGACCCAAGGAGGAGGAGGTCAGACGGCTCGAGCGATTAGGGGGTGGCGGAGTTGCACCGCCCGAGACTGTACCCCCTTGCGACTACTCAGCGAGTCCGAAGGTCGCCTTGACCTTCCCCTTCGCCTCAGTCACCTTGACGAATTTTGCGTTGCGGTTCAGAATTGCGCTTGCCTTCTGATTGGAGATGCCGAAGGCTTCCTCAACCTGTCCGCAAGTCACTGCGCCGTTTTCAGCGATGTACTCAGCAATCTTTTCAGCAAGTTCAGCGTTAGCGATCTGTGCCTTGCTCGGCTTGTTGGACTTGTAACCCTTGCGCTTGTCAAGCAGTTCAAGCTCGTGTCCGCAGAATCCTACGATTTCCGCATCATTGGCGCATACAGCCATAATCTTGTTCAGCATTTCTCTCTTTGTCATAATCATCACCTTTTACCTTTCTTATCTCTTTGTGATTTCATTGTACACCTTTTCAGCCAAGATGTCAAGCCCTTTTTCAAGGATTTTTTATTTTTTTACTCCAATTCTTTTTCTCTTGGAAACCAAGCAGATTGACGGTTGCTGATTCAGCGGTTGTCTTTCTTTCCTTTGGTAATTTTAGTATAGCAGACTTTGGGGAATCTGTCAATACTTTTTTTCAATTTTTTTATCCCATCTGAATAAAGTCTTTGTCGCCGCTTGCCTTCCATGGATGGCGAACTCCCATTTTTTTAAGGAAGAGAAATTTTTTAATACGTTTAATCATTTTTCACCTCTCACATCTTTAGTATAGCATTTTTCAGAAGATTGTCAAGTACTTTTTTGAAGAAATTTTCGGTTGCGCAACCTATCTTTTCGGTTCCTATCACGAATTAACCTGAGGTGATTAGCCTTTTCTTTGAAGCCCGCCTTTCGCCAAGGGACGGTTTTTTAATGAGGTTTTCCATCTTCCTCACACTCTTATTATAGCATCTTTTGGCTATTTGTCAAGAGTTTTTTTATTTTTTTTTGCTTAGGTTAGGGTAGCTATGTTTGGCGTTTCCGCTCACAGGCTTGCGACTTTTTCAAGTCCTAGGCTCGCTCTCGCTACCCTTTCCTTACACTATTAGTATAGCACACATAGAAATAATGTCAACACTTTTTTTAAAATTTTCAAAAGTTATTTTTTTCACAAAGTTCGGCGCCCGGGCAAAAAAAAGACTCTTGAAAACAAGAGTCAGAGTGCATTAATTAATTCATACATTGTCAATTTTTTCGGAGGGAATGCGAGTTTCCGCATAGATTTATGCTGAGCCATGCATTTAGTAGTAATTGCAATTTCAATCAGTACATCATCAAGACCCTGATGTTCTTCTGTAAAATCGTTATCTCCTGTAATGTAGCGGTAGAGAATTTCTGCTGTCTTGCGAACTTTGCCGTTTTTACAGAGATAGCCATTTTCTTTACAGAATTTAATGTATGTTTTCTGCTTGCAGATGGTATCTTCTGCCATTACCATTGAATCCCATAATTCTATGCCATACGGCAGAAAATAGCGGTATTTTGATTTTGTAGTGTAGCGCATTGTAGTAGTTAATGAACGATAGTCAAAGCGGGCATTATGTGCAATGATTGCCTTTACATTGTATTTATCACAAAGCTCTTTCACAATTTTTTTAGCAGTGAATACGCTAATCATTTTACGCTCTCCGCTTTTCAGTGCCTGTTCATACTTTGGCAGTTTGTTTGCATAGTAGGCGGATTTCATTAGTGTTTTTTCTGTTGCATACACATCATAGATAACATAACTTGCTTTTTCGTAAACCTTCCCACGCTTGTCATGGATTGCAAGACCGAGGTCATACGCAAGCGGGCAATCCAATCCGTTAGCAGTTTCAGTATCAATAGTCATGTAGTAAACAATGCGTCTATCAATCTTGTTTGTCATGGTTATCTCTCCTTTATTTACCTTACAATAGAATTATACAGGATAGATGCAGGATTGTCAACACTTATTTTTGGGAAAATGCAAATTTTTTCTAAAAAATTTTTTTATTTTTCTCTTGACTTCTGGCGCCCGGTGTGGTATAATTTTGGGTCGACTTCGGAGACCATTAAAAAAATGGAGATTTTCATCTCCATCCATACAGCGTTCTTGCAACTTTGTCTTTTTCTGTAAAGTAACAAGTTACTTCATCACCTTCCAAAAGGTCATCAGATTCAACCTCATACAGAATACCATCAACATCAATAATGTAAATGTCATCAGATTCAGCCCAGCCCTCAAATGTTTCTTCTACAACAATTCCATGTTTTGGGGTAAGTTTTCCATCATCAACCGCATTCATGAGGTCTTCCCATTCCATGTTGTAGTAATCAGGTTCAGGAATTGTTACCGTGTAATTCTGAAGAGAAGCAAGCAGAGCAGACAAGATAGCCACCAAGATTTTAAGCATTTTCATTACCTCCTATTTAAGTATATCATCTTTTGGTTTTTAGTCAAGATTTTCTTCGAAATAATTCTTGACATTTTCATAAATTGAAGAAGTCAGTCTGTACAGATAAATAGCATGAAACAATGCAACAATCCAAGCGGGCGCGTGTATAATCATCAGGATGTGCGCCAAGAGCAGAGAAATCATAGTCATAATTCGTACCTTCCTTTTACATTATTAGTATAACAGATTTAAAAATAATGTCAAGCATTTTGGGATAATTTTTTATAAAAAAATTTTTTAATTTTTTGCTTGACAAAATGTGCGGATTATGCTACCATGGAAAATACCGCGCGTCTGGACAGTAGACGCGCGGCTCAGAAAGTCAAGAAAAAAAATGCTCTATTCTCCGCAGAGCATTTCCCACATTTCCCGTGTGTCGCAAGAGTAGGACATCCACCCCTCGCCCTCTTCGAGAATGTCAGCGTACTTGTATCCGCCGTCAATGTACCAGATTGCACGTCCATAGCGCACATCCAGCACCTCGCAGTATTCGGCAATAAGATCCATGTGTTTCATTTTGTTCATCCTTTCTTCTTTTACGATTTTATCATAATGAATGTGTTTAATCGCTTTATTCATAACGATTTTTAAGGTAGGAAATTCGTAAGGATCTGAACCTGTAGGACGGCTGAATTTTACAGACTGAAACTCTTTATCAAGAAAATATTCCAGTTTTTTGAGAGCCTCTTCCTTTGATCCACAATAGAAGCGTTCTCTTTCAGTTTCAAGATAATTTGTTACCAAAATGTCGATAGGTCCGTATGCGTTGAAGTATGTGTTAATTACGTCTTTGACTGTTTTCATTTTTCATTTCTCCCTTTCTTTTTACAATTATATTATAACAGGTAAAAAATATTTGTCAACATTTTTTATCATAATTGTTAAAAAAATGAAGTGCATTATTACACTCCATGATAAACTTCCCAGACAAGATCCCCATCTACCCAAAGGACGCCGACATCTTCACCATCGGAACAGTAGCCTCCATCAAGTTCAACTTCAGCTTCTTCGTCGTATTTTGCGAGTATTTCCATCAATTCTTTTACTTTCATTTTCTTTTACCTCTCTTTACATTATTAGTATATCATGTTTTTATTTTTTGTCAATACTTTTTTATAAAAAATTTTAAGAATTTATAGAATGGCGGAGCGGGTTTAAATTTTTTTACCTTCAACCCTGTAATCTCTTCCATTTTTTTAGAATTTCTTACGCACTGTTTTGTTCTAACAGTAACCCACATTCCAGTATCGGCGCAGAGCACTTTGTAAATTTTTGAATCATTCATTTTTTTATCACATCTTTCTATTATTATTATAGTCTATTGATTATTATTTGTCAAACGTTTTTGAAGAAATTTTTTATCATTTCTTCATATTCTTCAAAAGTCATTTCTTGAATGAACGAATTATCATTACGTTCTTTCAGATATTCGATTGCGCGGTCTATTGAAAGAAATCTTCCAACAGTTTCTCCATAAGGATTGATAACTAAGTATAACATTTTTTCACCTCTTTCTATTATTAGTATACCATAGAATGCTTACCTCTGCAAGCATTTTTTGAAGATTTTTTCTTTTTATCTTCAACGACTTTGTGACCGAGTTTGCGCAGATTGCGGTTAAGTTCCTCATTGCGCAGATTGTATACAGTGACCGTTCCATTTTCATTTTTTCTCATTTTCATCTTTTGGTTTCTCCTCTCTTTACAATTATAGTATAGCACAAAAAAAGTGTTTGTCAACACTTTTTTATTTTTATTTATAAAGAATATTCAGATGAGGAATTTCAAACTCATAAACTTCTGGATCTCCATGAATGTAAGATGCTGTATGAAAGCCTACGGATAAAACTTCTTCATCAAGCCAGTTATTCAAATGTACAAGAGCCTCTTTTTTTGTAAAAGTTTTTGCTTTTCCACGCATACCTGCAAGCATTTCAACATTGATTACAAGTTCGTCGTATTTGCTGAAATAGAAATTGATAACATCTTTAATCGTCATTTTTATTTACCTCTCTTTACGTTATCATTATAGCCTATTGGCTATAACTTGTCAACAATTTTAGGAAAAAATTTTTTATTATTTTTTTCTTAAAAAAGCCTTGACAAAATGTCGGGGGTATGGTATGATAGAAAATACTGCGCGTTGGGGCCGCCGACGCGCAGCCCAAAAGTCAATTAAAATTTTTTAAGAATTTTAATGTTGGTGAAGATAATCAGCGCAGTGATCGCAATCAGCGGAAGTGCAGAGAGATCAAAGTCGTTAATTGATACCATGAGAACAGACAGAAAGATTGTGATAGTTTCCAGAGCGATTCTAATTGACGGACGGAGAGTTCTTTTCATTTTCTTTACCTCTTTTCTTTTTACAATTATATTATAAACCTTATTTTTTATTTTGTCAATATCTTTTTTTAAAATAATTCATTTAAAAAATCTCAATTCGGAATCAAAAATAAGATTCAAATTAAAATTCAAAATAAAAAATCGAATTAAAAATAGCTTGACTTTTTTCAAAATAAAAATCAACCCCAGAGTTCCATGGGATTGATTGCTGTTCCTTTCCAAGAATTGCGGATAGGTTCTGAATCATCAACAAGTATCGCAGATGCTGAATTTTTCAGATTCTTATTATGCCCGTATGATTTGAAAATCCGTTTCGTAATTGAAGGGAAAAATGAATCGAGCCATTTATTCTTTTCTTCAATTACCTTTTCGCAATACTCTTTGCTTGCGTTCAGCGGTGTCATGGTGAGAATCCGCACATCGTATTCATTCTCGGGGAAGATTTCCCGCAATTTTTCTTCAGTAATGATTCTTCTATCTCCGCCGAAGATTGTAGAATCTTCATTCTTAATCGCATCAAGCCAGCCGTTCTGTCCATACAGGTCGAAGATTGTTCCGTCCATGTCGAGGTATACTACTTTTTTCATCTTTACTATCTCCCTTTATCTGTAATAATAATACATCTTTTTCTTTTTGTTGTCAATACTTTTTTTAAAAAAAAGAAAAAGATTTTTTTAATCTTTTTCTCTCTTTTTAACAATGATTATGTTTTCACGATTTTCAGAAATAATTGTTTCAAGTTCCGCAATTTTAAATTTGAGATTGCGGATCTCGTCAAGCGCATCTTCATAGTGCTGTCTGTACATTTCAGCATTATCTACTTTTGGAGTATAGTTGTATTCTTTATCAAACCACATCATCCTTTTACCTCTCTTTATAATTTAATTTTAACATTTTTTTAAAGTTTTGTCAATAAAGAATTTCTTACTTTGTGCTTTTTCTCATAGTGACGTAAAGCGCAATAGAACCGATAATTCCAGTTCCGCATAATCTTTTCATTAAGATTATAAACCTCAACTGCCCACTTACTTGCGGCGTACTCAATCGGAAGTCTGAAATACGCTTGCAAATATTCTTCTTCTGGAACATCTTCTAATTTTTTTTCGGTTGCCTCCTCCTCCCATTCTTTGTCGGAGAATAATTCAATAGTGTAATGGTGTCCCAGCTCATGCAGGATTGACATGGCAAATAAATTATCTTTTGTCAAGTTAAAGTTAAATTCTTTTTTTAAAAATTCTTTCCATTCTCTATTGCACTCTATTGGTTCTTCACAAGTATAAGTAATTAAAGGAACGTCAGGAAAATAAGTAAAAGCATTAGCGTAGCACACTTGACAATCATTGTCAATAAACTTTTTAATAATTTTTTCCATTCCCATAATTTTTTACCTTCCTTTCACCTATTATTATACCAAAATTTTTAAAAAAAGCAATAAAAAAATAAAAAAGGTTGAAGAAAAATAAAAAAATCCGGGAAAATGTCCGGCAGTTGGGAGCTAGGCTCTAGCTTATGTAATTTTTGGAGCCCTTTATGGAGGTAGAAACCGGCCGAGGCCGGCCTATACGAGGTAAGATGATGAGAGGGCAAAGGAAAACATGTGGAGGATACCCCCTCATCACTATTATTATAGCAAATGTTCTTTTTCCTGTCAAGTTTTCGGGATAAAATAATAAAAAAATTTTTTCGTGGTTTTGGGTTGACTTTTTTCGGCTCCTGTGTTATAATGGCGATTTCTGCCCGCCACAATCGCCGGCGGGCAGCTCAACAAAAATTGTATAGCATAATTGAAAAAAACTGTCAACAGTTTTTTTACATTTCTGTCAACATTTTTTCAAGCTGTCTCATTTCCGCCTTCATCTCAGAGACTTTACGGAAATTGTAGCCTCTATCCGCCATTTCTTCGAAGAAGATTTCTTCGTCAAGCTCATGGATTCTTTTTTCGATTTCTGTTCTTGTCATTTTTTTTACCTCTTTCTTTTTACACTTATATAATAGCCGGTTTATTTTATTTGTCAAGTACTTTTTTGAAATTTTTTTATTTTTTTTTATAGCAGATTGTCAAGCCTTTCTCAGCTTGGCAATCTGCTTTGTGTTCATCAGTGTAGCATTTTCAAGTTTTATCTGAACCTGTTTGCCGTTGATTTCGATGTCTCCCTGTACCCAGAAGGGAATCGTATCTTTTTCCCAGATCTGACCGAAGTATTCAGTTACGATCTTTTCGAAGATTTCGCCTTTGTTGTACTTTTCAGTTTTCAGCATTTCAGCAGATCCTAAGCAGATCGGATTTTTTTTCATCAGCTGTTTTTTAAGATTCTTTTTAATTCTCAGCCGAAGATTTTCACCCTGATTTCTGCTTGCCTGTTCTACTGTTAAGAACCTTGGCATGATTTCCGCAACTTCTACCATGTACAGCTTTTTTTCTTCAGTGAATCCTAAGATGTAACTGTCGGCGGCTGAATGGTTTCTGTAGTGCTTAATCATTGTTCTTTTTGTTGTCATGTTTGTTCCTCTCTCTCTTTACAATTATATAATAGCTTGCTATTCCGGAATGTCAACACTTTTTTATAACTTTTTTTAAAAAGTTATTTCAATGTTTTCGAATACGTAACCGCTTCCGAACTTATCGCAGAGTGTAGCCCATGCGGAATCTTCATTTTCGCAGATGATTGTAATTTCTTTATTTGTCAGTGTGTCAACGAATGTATACTCTTTCATTTTTTTACCTCTCTCTATTTACAATTATATAATAGCAAGCCTATTCTAAATGTCAACACTTTTTGTAATTTTTTTAAAAAATTTTTTAATTAGTTAGCCTAAACTAACTTAGCTGACTTTTGGGATCTCACACTTGTGAAAAAATTCACAAACTTCCGCAATGCTTTTATGCTTTAGCGCGTTAAAGTGCAATTTTCTACCGTTAGCGACAGCTAACTAAAGCTAATAAAAAAACTACTTAGCAGTAGTTTTTGATGACTCTTACCAGTTTTCCGAATTTCTTCTCATGGAATCTGATTTCAGCCTTATTCAGTTTCCTTGCGAGTGCTTCGCCTTTCTCAAATACATACAGTGTCATTTTTTTGTTCTCCTTTTCTTTACACTTATATAATAAATCTTTTTTCTTAAATGTCAACATTTTTTTAGTATTTTTTTTAGGATTTTTTAAAAAATTTTTTTATTTTTTCTTTATTTTTCTCTTGACTTTGCTGACCTACTGTGCTAAAATTTTGGATCGTTAGCGGTGACTAACTCTATTAGCAAAAAAAGAATTACTCATTTTTCAGAGTAATTCCGCCAATCTCCAAGGCTACTTCGTTTGCGGTGTCTCTGTCATTCCAAGCGCCCCAGAACCAGAGCTGACCATTGACTCTATTGACTACCCAGTAGTTGTAATTCTTTGCGTAATCCGGAACATTGTTTACTACACTTGTGATGTTTTTCATTTTTTTACCTCTTTCTTTTTACACTTATATAATAGCATACTTTTTTTATTTGTCAACATTTTTTTTATAAAAAAAAGAAACTTTTAATAAAGTTCTTCATCATGGATTTTTACAACCTGTTCCCAATGTTCGTCATTAAGTTCTACAAAGTCCCACTGCTGTGCTCCGTGGTACAATGCGAGAAATACACTCATCATTTCAGCTTCATCCATTTCCGCAAACAATTTCATCATTTTTTCTTTCATTTTATTTACCTCTTTCCTTTTACACTTATATTATAACATAATTATTTTTATTGTCAATCATTTTTTTCAAATTCGCTAATAAATTTATCAGTTTCTTTGATGAGGATTCCCTTACCAATCAATCTTCCTTGAATCCCTTTAATTTCATAGAAACGATTCTGCCATGAGTATTTGCCATCTTCTGGAATCATTTCTACAAAAATGTCACTTTCTCCATTATAGGCTTCAAGCATTTTAATCAGCTCTTTAACTTTCATTTTTATCATCCCTTTCTTTACATTATTATTATAACATAATTATTTAAATTGTCAATACTTTATTTTTAGGAATTTTTATAAATTTTTTTATTTTTTTTCGCATTTTCCTCTTGACATTGCGGTCGGATTGTGTTATAATTTTTCGAACTGCCAGTTCGTGACACGATAAAAAAATACTGCGTTAGCAGTAGTTCTTGATGACTCTCACGAGCTTACCGAAGTTTTTCTCGTGGAATCTGATCTCAGCCTTGCTGAGCTTTCTTGCGAGTGCCTCGCCTCTTTCGAAGATGTAAAGTGTCATTTTATTGTCCTCCTTTTCTTTACACTTATATAATAGCAACTGGTTTTTTTATGTCAACACTTTTACGTAAATTTGTTAGTATTTTTTTTTATTTTTGTTTAGTCAGCTATGAAAATATTTTCAGGAAATGTAAAAATTTTTTTTAATTTTCATAAATTTGTTGTTGACATGCGTGGCGGTATCTGCTATAATTTTTCGATTCGTAATCGGCAGCTAACTTGTGAATTTTTTCACAAGCGTTCTCGTAAAAAAAGAGACTTTTACAAGTCCCAAGCCATGTCAGAGAAGAACTCTTCAACAACGTCAGCGTCTAAGCCAGCTTCGACCATTCGCGCCTCCCAGTCTTCCCAGCGTCCTTCAGACTCAAACCAGTCTTCGAAGTTTTCAGCCTCCATCAATTCACAGAACATTTCTTCAACTAAATCACGCATCATTTTATTTACCTCTTTCTTTTTACAATTATATAATAGCGTATTATTCCAGAATGTCAACACTTTTTGTAAAAAAAATTTTTTATTTTTTTATTGACACACTCGCCGCAAGCGTCTCACTTCTATTATAATGTAAGATGGCGGAAAAGTCAAGACCTTTTTTAATAAAAAAAATAAGATTTTTTATCTTATTCATAGTGCCAGATTATTACATACTTTCCGATTTCTCTTTCGTAATCGCAGAAGTCAACTTTTACGCTGTGATTCTTGTTGTAGATTCTCCAAGCGAAGTCTCTCATCTGTTTACCATAATCGAATTCTTTTCTATACTGTTTTTTCATGTTTTTTTACCTCTTTCCTTTTACACTTATATAATAGCGTCTTCTGGTATTTTGTCAACACTTTTTCGCAATTTTTTTTTAATTTTTTTTCTTTTAGGACGTAGAAAAATTTTTTAATTTTTTCGCAATTTTACTATTGACTTTTGTGGCGGTCTGTGGTATAATTTTTCGATTCGTCTTCGGCAGTAAGTTTTTCACAAAAGGCTAATTTAGCAGTCTCAGTAGTAGAGTGCTAAATTAGTTAGTCTAAACTAACTCAGTGGTTAGTTAGTCTTAACTAACTCGTTTTGATTGTTGGCCAGTTAGTCATGACTGATTTTAATGCATTAAAGCATTAAAGTCAGATTGTGAAAAAATTCACAAATGCCCGCAAAGAAAAAGCGTGCGGTTAAGCACACCATTCAGCCAAGCACTGGCGGTACGGCTCAGCGTACTCTTCCATGTCAGCTGAGACATAGAAGCTGATCTCGTCTCTGAGCCAGTCCTCGAATCCGTAGTCCTCCGGCAGGTCATCGAGATCACCATCATAGCCCTGTGACCAGAAGTCGAGCCAGATGTTGAGCATTTTCTGCTCATGGTTATTCAGTTTTGCAAAGTAGTTCATGTTGTACCTCCTTGAACCCTACATCTATAATAGTATTCATTTAGGTTAAGATGTCAACAAAAATCGCACAACTTGATACCTTTTTTTACACTTTTTTTAGTTAGTCTTGTCTAACTCTAACGCTTTAACGCATTAAAGTATTAGAGTTAGTTAGTCTAAACTAACTAGTCGTGAATTTTTTCACAAAGTTGGGCGACCTGCCTCAACTAGGAGAAGGTTAGCACTTGGCACCCGAGAGTGCTAATGGATGGACTCTGGTTAGTTAGCCTAAACTAACTCGATGTAATTGTGAAAAAATTCACAAAGAACTTTCTTTGTTTATTTAATTACTTCGTGATTTTTTTCACAAGTTTCGCAGCCTCGTCGCAAGCCCTTAGCACTCACTGGTCGAGAGTGCTAACAGGCGTTGCTTAACACACTTTACATGTTTTGTCAAATACTTTTGGGATTTTTTTTGTAAAAAATTTTTCACAAATTTTTGTTGACTTTTTTAGTGGCTTATGCTATACTGCAGAACCAGCGCCGCCACATCCGCAGCCGGCGCGAGGGACGCCTCTGTGGTGTAGTTGTAAGTAATGTAAGTGTTAGTATTGTATTATTTCTACTACATTATTATCATTGTTAGTTATCTCTTCTCTTCTTCTCTTACTGTGTTATCTCTTACTCTTACTGTGTTGTTTATTTATCTATCTATTAGTATGTATGTATACTATTGTAGTGTAGTGTATAGTACTACACTACTACTGCCTGCTACCTACTACCTACTACCTACTGTTTACTACTACTATTATTAGTATTGTTGTAAGTATGTATGTTATCTATTTATTTATTTGTTTATTTATCTACCTATCTATTTATTTATCTATTTATTTATTTATCTATTATTGTTAGTGTATGTATCATACTGTACGTATAGTATAGTATACGTGTACTATACTGTGTGTGTATAGTATGTATGTATGTGTATAGTATAGGACATAGTGTGCGTGTATGTGTATAGTATAGTACACTATACTATAGTGTATAGTATATAGTATGTATGTGTTGTTATTATGTTATGTTGTTGTTATGTGTTGTTGTTGCTTGTGCGTCTCTCTCCTTGTCAGCATCCTGCTTGGTCGTGTCTCTGCCTCCCTGCTTAGCTAAGCACCTTGGCTGTTTCCCTCACTGATGATGATAGATAAGAACTATTTAATCAATTATTTTAATTTAACTTATATTTTTTTATTATAAATATAGAGTTTATTTTCTTAAAAAACAACATTATGTTTTTACTTAAAGATGTATTGCATGAATATTATTACTATGTATTTTGCAGAGTTATGAAAATAGCGTATTTTATATAAAGCCGATAAGAGTCTTAGAGAGTAAACTGATAGTTTTTTAAAGATTTTTTAAATGTTTTTATTTAGCCTATTAATTTTAGATGAGTAAGACAGGTAAAGATTATTCTTGTGCCACATACTATTTCCCCGATGTAAAATTTTAGGATTAAATAATTACATAATAATTTATTAACTTCTTTAGAAAAAATATTCGTATGTTTTTCGATTGGTAAATTAGGGGCTTTTGGATAGTGTACGGAGGCTACATATTTTTTGCGGGGGGCGGGGGCCCTCTATCTTTGGGGCCATCCCAAAAATTTACTGACCCATAAGCTACCCTTGTATACTTTTTTCATCTGAAAATGGGGGGTATTATTTTGGGAAAAATTTTTTTAGATACAATAAAAACATTATTGGCTCCCCCACTCTCCCACTCAATACTCCTCCCCAACGAAAAAAGGACCTTATTGGTCCTTCCACGCTTTTACGACATTTTCGAGCAGTCCGCATCTTGTAAGCAATCCAACTCCTCCCGGTACTGGAGTAACTAATACCCCCGGGGCCGCATTTTTATGATTCCAGCAATCGCCAACCATTTTTCCGAATTCATCAAAATTTATACCTACGTCCACAACTATTGCCCCGTCTTTCGGCTTCTCTAAATCCAGAAAATTTGCACGTCCAACCGCGCAAACAATTATATCCGCCTCGCGCAAATATCTATCCAAATCTTCTTTCCTTGTCTTACTATGGGCCTGCACTATCGTGCAGTCCCTTTTCAATAGTTCTCTTGCTACTGGCTTACCAACTATCTCACTTCTCCCAATAACTAAAGCAACTTTTCCCGCATAATCAATTCTGAGAGAATCTAACCAAGTTACTATCCCAAACGCAGTCGCTGGTACATAAGGACTTCCTGGCAAAAACCCATCAACATCTTGTAAAATACTTGCATATCCAAGAGCTTCTTGCGCATCCAACCATTGCGGTAATGGTAATTGAATAATAATTCCATCACTTTCGCAATCATAAACAATCTTATTCAAATCCTTTTGCTCTAATCCTGCATCTTCTGGAATGCGGAAAAGCTCCACAACAATACCTACTTCTTTGCAGTCTTTTATTTTATTATCAACATATTTATTGCTGGCGGGATTTTCTCCAACTTGCACAATTGTTAGAGTAGGCTTGCGTTTACCAGTCTTAACGATCGGTTGAATCTGGCTCCGCAATTCATCTTTCCAATTTTTACAAAAATTTTTTATTTCCATTTTAACCAACTCCTTATAATTATTATAACAAAAATTTTAAATATTTGACAAATGCAGAAATTTTCTGGTATAATTAAGATGGAGGGTAGCAAATGACTAAATTAGATTACACTATAGATTCACCAGAAGAAAGACTTAAAATAGTTCAGCAAATATTAGAAGAGAACCCAAATCCAGATTCATACTATCTCGAAATATTGGCTGATTATTTAGTTTTTTGTATGGAGAAAAAGGAGAAAAAGGAGAAAAAAATCTTAACTGAAAATCGTCTAGCTACAGTAAATAAAAGAGAAACTTCTTTTGAAGGACTTGCCGCTCAATTTGAAAATGGCGAAGATGGCGTTTATAATATTGCTAACTCCGACAAGCATGTCATTTTTCAGCCTAAAATTTCAATAACCGCAAAAGATCGAAAAGATATTCCAGAATTATCTCAAACAGATGCGGCAATTCAATTTTGAGAGGAGCAAAGCCGCAAATCAGAAGGACGTGATATTTATATTGCGAAAAAGGCATTAATAGAATCTCGTAAAGATCAATATGTAATAAAACAAGCATTTAAGCCGCCAGTGCAAACAATGCACCTTGTCCATTCTAATCATTATACTGAATTTTCTGAAAGTGTAACTTTTGACGAAGAAGGTTATCCTGTGCCGCACGGGATCTCTTTACTAAACCCAACTATTTGTTCAATAATTTTATGCAACTATTCTAAATTAAAAGAGAATGCTTGAAGTAATTTTCATACAGATACTTGATATTTAATGGAAGAATTTGATAGAATATCTGCAAAAGCATTAGCTAATAACCCAATTTATTATAGGATAGTACAATATAAAATAGATGGCCTTCAAAATTCAACAATTAAAGAACGATTATTAGAAGAATTTAATACCAATCATAGCCTTGAATATATATCTACTTTATGACGAAAAAAAATTCCTGCTTTAATAGCCTCTGCGGCGGAGGATGATTTCCTTGATTGCTATTATTTAAATGAAGAAAAAGGCAAATATAAAAGATGCTCTAGATGTGGGCAAATTAAATTAGCTCATAACAAATATTTTAGTAAGAATAAGACGAGCAAAGATAGCTTCTACAGTATTTGTAAAGAGTGTCGAAATAAAAAGAAAGGAGATTAGCTATGGCAGCAAATAAAAATGATTTAATTTATTGCGAAAAATGTCATAAAACTTTAAAACGTGGAGAATTTTATCAGTCAAATAATTTAGAAAAATATCCAGATGGCGGAACTATTCCGATTTGCAAAAAATGCTTAACAATGCATGTAGATAATTGAAATCCAGAAACTTTTACTCCGATCTTAAAAGAAGTAGATGTTCCATATATTCCAGAAGAGTGAAATAAACTTTTAGAATCATATGGGAAAGATAAACGAAAAATAACTGGTATGACTATTTTAGGTAGATACCTATCTAAAATGAAATTAAAGCAATTTAAAGACTATCGTTGAAAAGATACTGAGTTCCTTCAGGAGTTAGCTGAAAAACGTTTGCGCGAGTCCATGGAGCGTCAAGGTAAAGATATCCAAGAAATTACCGTCGCGATTGAAGAACAAAAAGCTGTTATTCCAGAAAAAAGTTTTGAAGAGGTAGTGTTTGCGGAAGGAGCCCCTGCGGAGGATACAACTTCGCCGTTTGGATTCACTCAACCAGATCAAGGACAAACTGCAACAGAATTAGGCCTAACAGAAGAAGATGTTCTTTATTTAAAATTGCGCTGAGGAAAATCATACACCCCAGAAGATTGGATTTGGTTAGAACGTTTTTATCGCAATTTTGAAAAAACATATGATATTCAAACGGCTGGACATAAAGATACATTGATGAAATTAGCTAAAGTTTCATTGCGCTTGGATCAATTAATTGATATAGGAGATATTGAAGGTGCGCAAAAAACAGAAAAAATGTATAATAGTTTAATGAAAAGTGGATCTTTTACCGCTTTGCAGAACAAGCAAGAACAACAACAAGGTATTGATTCTATTGGAGAAATTGTTGCAATATGTGAAGCAAAAGGTTTTATTCCAAGATATTATACAGATACTCCAAAAGATAAGGTTGATAGAGTTCTTCAAGATATGCAAGAATATACACGTTCTCTTATTATGGAAGAAACCAATATTGGTGATCTTATTGAAAATGCGGTAAAGCAAATTGCTTTAGATAAAGAAAGAGAACAAGATCTTGATGATCTTTCAGACGAAGATGCTTTAGAAGAATCATTATTTTCTAAAGAAAAAACCTATCTTACTGATAATGATTTCCATGAGTTTTCTTCCTTTGAGGAAGAGCTTGCTGAGCAAGACGCGGAGGCTGAAAAATCATGGCATTAAAAGACATATTAGAACAATTTGATCAACAAGAACAAGATGGAATATCTGAAAATATTTGAAATCTCTTAAATATTCCTGATGCCAGAAAAGTTGGAGTTTCTCATGATAGAATTGATGCGGTTTCTGATGTATTAAGAGATTATATTTCTTATTGAAGAGAATACCCTGATATGTTTATTGATTTTCTGCAAACTGGAGATAACGGAAAAATTCCAGAAACAGGTTTAAAATTTTTCTTTTATCAACGTTGTTTTTTGCGGATTGCGATGCGATATCGTTATGTATACGCGGTTTTCCCTCGTGCCTACTCAAAATCCTTTCTATCTGTTTTAGTATTAATGTGTAGATGCATTTTATATCCAAGAGCAAAACTATTTGTTACTTCTGGAGGTAAGGAGCAATCTGCGCAAATTGTAAAAGAAAAAGTTCAAGAATTATGTACTTTAGTTCCTGCCCTTGATAGGGAACTTGATAGAAGACTGGGCAAAACAAGAGAAGGCAAAGATTACGTTATGTATATGTTTAAGAACGGATCTTATTTTGATAATGTTGCGGCGAGTGAGAAAAGTAGAGGTAAACGTAGAACTGGTGGACTTGTAGAAGAGTGCGTTGGTGTAGACGGTGATGTTCTTCAGCAAGTTATTATTCCGATGATGAATATTTCTCGTCCATGCATGGATGGAACTGTGCATAATGAAGAAATTATTAATAAATCTCAATTATATATTACCACTGCTGGATTTAAAGCTACTTTTAGTTATAATAAACTTATACAGACTTTAGTTCAAATGATTTCAGAACCGGACAAGGCCTTTGTTATGGGAGGAACCTTTAAAATTCCTGTTTTAGCAGGACTGCTAGATAAAGATTTTATTGCGGATCTTCGCCGAGATGGTACATTTAATGAAGTTTCTTTTTTACGAGAATATGAGTCGAAATGAAGTGGAACAAGTGAAAATGCTTTCTTTAGCGGTGATGCATTTGACAGAAATCGAGTTTTACAAAAACCAGAATACGAACATTCTGGCAGATCTAGCTTAGCGAGTTATTATATATTGTCAATGGACGTGGCTAGAAAGAATACGGGAAAAGATGGCTGCGACAGCGTTATTACTATTTTGAAAGTAACACCGCAAAATTATGGAGAAGTATCAACAAAATCTTTAGTTAATTTGTATTCATTAACTAACATGCATTTTGAAGATCAGGCAATTTGAGCTAAGCGATTGTTTTATAAATATAAGGCTAGAAGAATTGTTATTGATGCCAATGGATTGGGCATAGGTCTAGTTGATTATATGGTAAAACGTCAGGTTGATCCTTTAACTGGTGATGAATATCCAGATTTTGGGGTTGAAAATGATGAAGAAGGATATTACAAGCGTTTTCGAACTCCAGATACAGAACAAGAAGCAATGTATTTAATAAAAGCTAATGCGCCAATTAATACAGAGGCACATTCAAATGTTCAAACCCAATTAACATCTGGAAAATTAAAATTTTTAATTGATGAACGAATGGCTAAAGTAAAATTGCTTGGCACTCAAAAAGGTAAACAAATGTCTTCAGAAGAAAGGGCAGATTATTTAAACCCATATACTTTAACTTCTATATTAAGAGAAGAAATGTGTAATTTGCGTGAGGAAAATGAAGGATTTAACATCATTTTAAAACAAGCAAATAAAAGTATTCGTAAAGATAAATTTTCTGCACTTGAATATGGTTTATATTATATAAAGCAATTAGAAGATAGTAAGAAGAAAAAAAGAAAAAAATTTAATGCTGCGGAATGACGATTTAGTTCAAGAATTAATTAGGAGGGAATATGAGAGCAAGTAGAGGAGAAATTAAGATAGAAGAAATTCTTACAGAAGCTGGGTTAAATTTTAAAATGGAAGTAGCTTTTGAAAATTTGCGTAGTTCTAATGCTCGACCCTTACGTTTTGATTTTTGTGTCTATGATGACGACGGAAATATTGATTTTTTAATTGAATATCAAGGTCGTCAACATTATGAGCCAAGTAGCAAATTTGGTGGCAAAAAAGGTCTTTATCAGCAACAATATAATGATAAAAAGAAACGTAGATTTTGTCAATTAAACGGATTAAAGTTAATAGAAATTCCATATTGAGAAGAAAATCTTATTAATTATGATTATATAATCAATAAAGCATATGGAAATTAAGGAGGTGGAGCTTTGGAAAACAAAGATAGACAAAAAGCCATTAGAGATAAAGGTTTTGATATGAATGGCACCACTGACTATGGAAAGATAAAAGTAGGTCTAAAAACATTAGAAGATGCTATTTTAAATCTTGGTAACTATAAAAGGATTAAAGATCATAGATGTTTTTTTGACAAAGCCACAATAATAAAAGCAATTGCGGATAAAGATTATCGTGCTTTGCGTATTATATCTGATTACTTTTATCGGACTAATGGTATTTATCAGCGCATAGTAAATTATTATGCTACTATGTATCGCTGAGATTGATATACAACTCCTGTAATTTATGATGAAGATACTTTAAGTAATGAAAAAGATTGCATCAAAATTACAAATGAATTTTTTAAGGCTTTAAATTATTTGGATAATACTCATATTAAAAAACTATGTGGAGATATTACTTTAAAGGTAATAAAATATGGTGTTTGTTATGGCTATATTATAGAAGGGGATACTGGAATTTTATTCCAGGAGCTCCCAGCTGAATATTGTCGTTGCAGATATTATGTAAATAATCTTCCAGCAATAGAATTTAATATGGCGTATTTTGATGAACAATTTAAAGATATAAATTATCGAATGCGCGTTTTAAAAATGTTTCCGAAAGATTTCCAAAAAGGATATCTTCTTTATAAAAACAGAAAATTACAGCCAGATTTTTATGGTGATGTTGGATCTTGATATTTGTTAGATCCTGGTTATGCAGTAAAGTTTAGCTTGGCCGGCAGTGGAGAATTGCCTTTATTTATTAATATTATTCCGCACCTACTCGACCTTGATGCGGCGCAAGACCTCGACCGGCGCAAACAAATGCAGGATTTATTAAAAATTATAGTTCAAAAATTACCAATAGATAAAAATGGGGATTTAATTTTTGATGTTGATGAAGCTAGAGATATTCATAATAATGCTGTAGCAATGTTACAACATTCTATTGGAACAGACATCATTACAACTTTTGCAGACATTGATTCTATTGATCTTTCGGATACTAGAAACGTAGACAATGACGATCTTGAGAGAGTTGAACGTACAGTATATAATGCGGCGGGTGTACCAAAGAATTTGTTTAATTCTGATGGTAATATTGCATTGAGTAGTTCTATTCTTGAAGATGAAGGTGTAATGAGAGATTTAAAGTTGCAATTTGAAATTTTATTTGATACAATAATACAGAGAAAAGTCAAGAATAAGAAAAAATATAACTTTAGATTTTATATTCTTGATACCACTCAGTATAATTACAAAGAATTATCTAAAATGTATAAAGAACAAATGCAAATTGGATATGGTAAAATGCTTGCGCAAATTGCTCTTGGGCATGCTCAGAATGCAATTTTAAGTACTGCTTATTTTGAGAATGATATTCTTGGATTAAGCGAAATAATGATTCCTCCTATGATGTCATCTACTATTGGTAGTGAAGATATTCAGAATTTAAAACAAAAAGATGCTAATAAAATAAATTCTGAAGAAAGCACTGCTGGCAGACCTAAGAAGGAAACAACTGAATTATCAGATAAAACAATTGCAAATCAAGAAAGTATGAGTTAGGAGAAAATATAATTATGCATAATAGTATAGCTGTAGATTCTCCAATAGAAATCTTTGATGCCACGCCTTTAAATCCTCTTATATCTAAGTGTACTATTAAGGTTTGCTACGTGGGAGATGAGCCAAATCGTAATGGCAGTATTATTACTAAAGCTGTTGCTATGGATATGGCGAAATCTCTCCCTGGCTCGCCTATTGTAGGATACTATAATGAAAATACAGAAGATTTTGAAGGCCATAATCAAATTATAGATATTTCTAATGGAGAGTGAAAATTTAAGGATACAACGCAACCTTACGGATTTGTTCCTTTAGATGCAAAAATATGGTTTCAAAAATTTTCCGATGATGGCATTGAGCATGAATATTTAATGACTGAAGGATATTTATGGACTGGCCAATACCCTGAAACTAAACGTATTTTAGAAAAAGGTAATAATCAGTCTATGGAATTATATGAACCAACTTTAAAAGGTTTTTGGTCAGAAAATGATAATAATGGAGCGAGTTTCTTTATTATCAATGAAGCAGTAATCTCTAAATTATGTATTTTAGGTGAGGATGTTGAACCTTGTTTTGAAGGTGCGCAAATCACAAGAGTACAATTTTCTTTTGAACCAGAATTCCAAAATAAAATTATGGATATGATGGAACAAGTAAGAGAGATATATGAAAAAGGAGGGACAGATTCTGTGGAAGAAGTAAAGACACCTGAAATGGAAGAAGAAGTTTTAGATAACGAAGAAGAAAAACCAGAAGAAGAAGCTCCTGCAGAACCTGAAGTTGAAGAAACTCCAGAGGAGCAAGCTGAAGAAGCTCCGGCTGAAACTGAAGAAGAAGTAGAAGAAAAAAATGAAGAATCTGAGGACGAAGCCGTTAAATATAATCTTGATGAAATTCAAGAATATATAGAGTTAAAGTCTAATTATGAAAAATTAGAAAATGATTTTAATGAAATGAAAGCCAAATATGAAGAACTTGTTGATTTCAAACTTGCGGCTGATAGAAAAGAAAAGCAAGCTATGATTGACAGCTTCTACATGTTAACAGAAGAAGATAAGAAAGATGTTGTCAAGAATATTGATTCTTATAGTCTTGATGATATCGAAGCAAAGCTTTCTGTCATTTGCGTTCGTAACAGAGTTAGTTTTGATCTAGAGGAAGAAGAAAAAGACGTACCAACAGTTTTCAATTTAAGTGATTCTTTAGAAGATGATCAAACTCCTGCTTGGGTCAAAGCTGCGATTGCTACGAAGAAAGAGATGGAATAATAGGAGGAAGACAATAAATGGCTAAGACAAGATTAAGTGAAAAAGCCACATACGTCACTCGCGGTTATGGTCAGGTTGAACCAAACCATCTTTCAGCACAGAAGACAGGGCAAATTTACGCTCAATTACCAGCAGCTTCTACTATTAGCTTGCTGGAAAATGGCCAATTTGCTACATACAATTATGCTGCTGCTGATGGCGGAGCCGTTGACTTTAGTGGTGCAGGCGAATGGATGATGGTCTTTAATGAGATCAAACTCTATCGCGATTTTGAATCAGATTGCGATTTCGCAATGAAGAAAGAAGATTATATTGCTCGTGTTTATAGTCCAATTGATGGAACACAGGCTTTAACAGAGTGGCAGTCTCGTTTCTATGGAGAAAATGCCGGTGTTGATGAAGACAATAACCCTATTCCGAATCCGGAGAGAGTTACAACTCCTGCAGATCCTTATGAAGTAGATTCTACAGCTGATCCATTCCATGTAACTCCAGATTATAATAAGCCTAAGTTAATGCCTACTGGAACACGTATGGTTCCTCGTTTATTTAAGATTAATGTAGGTGATATCTGGACAACAAATACAATTAAGGCAGAACCAGGTAGCCTTTCTGTTGGTCAGCTTTTAACACCTGACGTAGATGGTTACTTAAAGGTTGGACAGGGTGCAGATGCTCTTCATCCTACAATGCAGATTGTTAAAGTTTATACAATGCCTGACATGCAGCCAGGTGTAAAAGTTATGCGTATTAAGTAATTAGAAAGGAGTAAGAAAGATGTTAGATAAGAAAAATTTTGTTGCATTAGCAAAGACTGTTGCAAAAGCTAATCCTTCTGCTCCGACAGCGTATAGCTACAATGGACAGAACTTTAGTTATGAAGAGTTAAACGAAACTCTTCGCAACGAGTTTAAGGAAATCGCTGGAACATACCAGCTTTATCGTGAAAATAAGAATTTAGTATTCTCTATTATTGAAGAAACATTAAATGATGTTCTCCCTCAGAAAGTCGTTCAGAACTATGGACAGTTTGCTGAAGTTAAGACTTTTGGCCAGGGTGATAAGCCTTTATTCCGTAGAAAGATTAACGGAACAAATCGTGCTAAGCAGTTCATTACAAGAGTAGGACTTGCTGGTAACTACGAAGTCTTCAAGCTTGGAAAGAGCTCTGAAAGCTTTGAAGTTCCTACAAGTGCTATTGGCGGAGCAGCTCAGATCGGATTCGAAGAATTCCTTGATGGTCGTGCTGATTTTGCTGAACTTACAAATATCGTAATGGAAGGTATGGATGACCTTGTTTACGAAGAAATTGGTAAGGCTCTTGAAGGCGCTATTAATCAGCTTCCTGCAATGAACCGCGTAGTTACAAATGGTTTTGACGCAGCTTCATTTGATGAATTAGTTCGTATTGCTGAAGCCTATGGAACAGTAACAATTTATTGTACAAATGAATTCGCTGTAAAGATGATCCCTCAGGAAGCTTGGAGATACACAGAAGCTATGAAGGATGAACTTTATAGAACTGGTCGTTTAAGTGGTTACAGAGATAAGAACGTAGTTATTCTTCCTAATAGCTATAAGGATGTTATTGATGGAAGAGAAAAGGTTATCGATCCTTCATTCTGCTGGATCATTCCTTCTGGTGCAGATACAAAGCCTATTAAGGTTGCTTTCGAAGGAACAACTCTTGTTGATGAAAGAAAGAATCGTGACTGGAGCCGTGAAATCCAGGTTTACAAAAAGGTCGGCGTAGTTTGCATGATGAACAATGCAATGTGCGTTTACAAAGACACATCATTAACTAAGACTGGTGCATTTGCTCTTACTGATACAGTTAAGAACACAGTTACAGTTGATAACGCTGATGACTTCCATGCTGAAGAAGGCAGTGGAGACTAATTTAAATATTTAGAGAAAAGGGGAGAAAGAGGTGTATCCTCTCTCTCCTTATTTCTATTATATAGAGAAAAAGGAGAATTTTAATGGCAGATTTAGTAACAGTTTTAAATAGAACCGCAGGTAAAATCGTATATCAAATTCCAGACAGAGGTATTCGTAGAGAACTAGCTCCAGGGCAGACGATTAGAGTAACTAAGGGTGAAATTGAAGCTTTATCATTTACTTCTGGTGGATTAGATTTAATTAGGAATCATCTATTAGTAAAAGATGAACAGGTTTTAGATGAGTTAAATGTTCATAGAGAACCTGAATATTATATGAATAGCGAGAATGTTATTAAACTTATTAAAAATGGGACTTTAGATGAGTTTAAAGATGCTCTTGATTTTGCTCCTGATGGAGTAAAAGATATGATTAAAGATTTAAGTGTTCAGCTACCTTTAAATGATTATTCAAAGAGACAGGCACTTAAAGAAATGACTGGATTTGATGTAGATGCAGCAATTCAGCATGCCAAAGAAAATGCGGCGGCTGATAACGAAGATACCGCAGAAGAAGCTCCTAAGGTACGTCGGGTGAAGAAATCTTCTGGAAGGAGATCTAATAGTGGAGTTGCTGTAGAAGCGGCCGCGGCAAATAAACCAAAAATTATAAAAAAGTAGAGAAAGGAGGATATATCTATGGGAACACAGTTCACTGATATATATAATCGCTTTCTCGGAAAACTTACAGATGATATGTACATCGAGTTGACCCCCGAAGATACCATTAGGGATATTCGGGCTCTTTTAATTGATGCAATTCCTGGATTCGAATTTCCAAGAAAACAAATTGATGATTTTACAATCACTACTGAAGTTATTAGAGAGGATGAAGTCACCGAAGATGATTTTGTCATAGGTGTAGTTTGAGAGACTCCTGAAGAGGGTGAAATACCTGATGTATATGTTGAACGATCTCATTTTAATGTAGATTTAACGAGTGAAGAAATAAACATTATTGCATTATTAATGCTATGCGGTTGATTGCAGAGACAAGTTACGTCCATCGAAAACACTCGCATGAAGTATAGCGGATCTGATTTTAAAATGACCTCTCAAGCCAATCATCTTGCAAAGCTATTAAATTTATTGGGCGAATGCCAACGCCAATCTTTTCATATGCAGCGTTTATATAAACGTAGAAGGGTAAATTCTCAAGGTCTTATTGAGTCAAACTGAGATATATTCAGAAATGGCATTTTCGGTGACTATGAAGTCAAACATTAATATTTCTGAAGATAGTTTAAAATCTGATGCAAATCGGTTGACTAATCAGCTTTGAAAACTAATACCTATGAAAGAAAATGAGGAAGATTGATCCGATCAGCTTAACACTGTTTTAATTGAAATTAGGGGATTATCAGAAATTTTTTATGAAGAAGATAAATTTTTAATTCTTTTAAGCAAACTTGAAGGATTAAAAACTTCTGAGGATTTAGATTTCTCAATATATAGAAAAACAGTTTTTGAATCAATTTCCTTATTAAGAGAAATGTTAAATGGTTAATAATTCTCAATTTAGAGGAATAAATTTAATGGCGACTAGGCTAAATTGGCATGGAGGACAGCCGCAGCAAGACCGCATGATTAAAGATAAAAGATGGACATTAGATCATGCTGTTAAATACTCTTATCAAGGAGCTAAGATTCGACATACTGATTCTATCGACCAAGAAGTTGCTTTAGCTTTAATTAATCCAGATAAAACAAAGCAAAATTATGACGATAAAATTGTTTCTGTTGGATACGAATATGGTTATAGGCCTGGTGATATATTTGATTGAATAAACACGGGAAGTATATGGATTATTTATCTACAAGATTTAACAGAATTAGCATATTTTAGAGGTGAAATAAGACGTTGTAATTATACTGTTTCATGGCTGGATGAAAATAAAGAGCAACATACTCAATATCTTGCAGTAAGAGGTCCAGTAGAAACAAAAATTAATTTTATTCAAAAGAATGGTATTAGTGTTGATGAGCCAAACCATTCTTTAGATATATTAATGACTAAAACTACTGAAGCTTTAGAATATTTTCAAAGATATGCAAAATTTTATTTAAAGGGTATTGAGAAAGGTGATAAAAATACTTGTTGAAGAATTGAAGCTACTGATTCTATAAGTATGCCAGGTGTTTTACAGCTTACAGCTGTTGAATATTTTGCAAATGAAACAAGAGATGATTTAGATAACTCTCTTGTAGACGGTCTTGTATTAGAACCAACTGATCCTAATGCAAGTGATGAAGATTATGATGGATTAATAAGAGGTGAAACTTTTATTAAACCAAGGATAAAATATAAATTTTTCTATAGAGGAGAAGAGGAATCTTCTTGGTCTGTAGATAAAAAGGCTCCTGTTCGTTTAGAACAGGATGGAAAAATGGTGATTCTTTCTTGAGAAAGTGGTTATAGTGGACAATTCGTATTAAAATATGGAGAATCCGAAAAAACTATTGTAGCAGAGTCACTATTCTAAAAAGGAGAAAATGGAGTATTATGATTATAAAGAATTATTCAATTCCGCATTCATCCTTTATGTCAGTTGATAAAGATTTATCTCTTATAACTTCTTGAATGTTAAAGAATAAAAATCTTTGCAAAATGCTGTATTATACGGATAGAGATGCATTAGATCGTCCTAATTTGACGGAAGAACAAAAATATAGTTTAATGAATAAGCAGATTAAAATTATTCCTAAAATTTATGTTGATAGTTCTGTATTAGCATATATTATTATTTCTATGGATAATTTTACACCGACTGAAAATCCGCAATTTAGAGATAATATTATTACTTTTGATATTATCTGTCATTTTGATCAATGGCATTTACAAGATTTTCAATTACGTCCTTACAGAATTGCGGCAGAATTAGACTCAATGTTTGATAATGAGCATTTAACAGGTATTGGCGAATTGCATTTTATGGGTGCTAATCAAATCATTTTAAGTGATGAATTTGCCGGATTAACTTTAATGTATCAAGCAGTACATGGTGGAGAAGATAAAAAGAATACTCCAAATCCAAATGATCAGCAGAAAATGATCGATGATTTTAATGAATTATTTGATCAAAATTATAAACCTGTAAAATAATGAAAGATATAGATCTTGCATTGTTTACTGGAGTGGATATTCCAATTCCTTCTTGTCAGCTTATTATTCATCAACCTTCCATAAAAGAAATTTCAATGGTTGGCGAAAAAGCTTTTTTGACTGGAGTTCAAACAATTTGTATTGATAAAGATCAACTTGGAGACGACAAAAGACAATTATCTAATACTACCAATTTTCAATTATTTCTTACAATAATGCGGGAGCAAGAAGCGAAAGAAGTTAAAGATATGGTTTTGGACTCATTATCTTTAATCATACCTAATACAAAAGTTACTTTTACTCCAAGGGCATTATTGTTAAAATACAATGATACAAATATTATAATAGATGAAGGAAATTTTATAGATTTCCAAAATGTTTTAAGACAAGTTTTTTGTCTTAAGAAAAAAAGTGAAGATTTTAATCCAGTAAATGAAGCAGCAAGGCGAATAGCCGAAAAAATTAAAAAAGGTCGAGAAAGAGTGGCTCATTTGAAAGGAGAAGATATTGGTAGCGTATATGCCAGATATATTTCTTCTCTTTCTATTGGATTAAAAATACCTGCTCATATTCTAAATGGTTATACAATTTATCAAATAAATGATTTATTAGAAAGATTTGGATTATGAACAAATTGAGATTTGGATATACGCTCAAGGCTTGCCGGTGCAAAAGGTGATGGCAAACCAGAAGATTGAATGCGTAATATTCACACGGATTAACTTATTTAAAAGGAGGAAAAGCCCATGAAATATGGTGTTCGTGACATAGTTGACGTAACATTGCGTGCGAAGGGAACTGTGGACTTAGGAAACAAGCGTTTCTATAAGAATGAGCCTGTACTTTATTTCGATACGCTTACTACTTCAACATTAGAAGGCGCTTCTACAACTGTCTATGCACAGGGTGGTAAAGGAAACGCCAGACTTATGGCTTGGGAAGGTGAAAGAACAGTTACATTCACAATGGAAGATGCTCTGATCTCTCCTGAAAGCCTATCTATTTTAACGGGTGCTGGATTAATTGAAGCTTCTGATACAAAACCTGTTTATCAGCATATTGTTGAATCTACTGATGAAAAAACACTTATTAATGAAGGCGCAAATAATGAAGCTGTAATTGTATATGTTGAAAAAGAGCCTTTTTTACCACAGCCTAACCAACAGAATGCTCCTGTTGATAATGAAAATTATGTTTGTGTAATGTTTACAAAAGATGGTGAAATTATTTCTGAACCTTATATTGTTAGTCAAGCTGAAGGTGATGGTGGATCTGCATATGCAGATGGACAATATGCTGCAATTACACCTCAGAGTAACGGAAAATATAAACTAGTTATTAATAAACATACTTGTAATTTTGGTAGTGATTGCATTGACGCGGGCCATACTCAAACTACTGATGATCATACTTATTTTATTACTAATTTAGCAGCTGATGCAAAGAAGGCTAATGGTGTTATTGTAGATTATTATACTCCAGTACGTTCTGGTGCTAAACAAATTGAAATTGATGCTGAACAGTTTGGTGGAACATATTATCTTGAAGGATCAACTCTTTTTAGAGACACCCAGGGTGTAGACCATCCAGCAGAATTTATAATTCCTAACTGTAAAGTTCAGTCTGCATTTACATTTACGATGAGTGCTTCTGGAGATCCATCAACATTTACATTTACAATGGATGCGTTCCCGGATTATACAAGATTTGATAAGACTCATAAAGTATTTGCAGCTATTCAGATTATGGAATCTGCAACATCTGCTTCTGATGCTAATAATAATTTACATCGTGGTCGTACATGGCATGGTGGAACAAGCTATGCAGATGTTATTATCGGCGGCGGTGATGCTGGCGATAACCACGACGCTTAAGGAGAATAATAATGTTTATTCGTTCGCATAGAGGTAATAGACGTCCAATAGTGGCTCCTGCCTCTGTGCAGGTAGAAACTCCTGTTGAGGAGAAAGTTTCTGAACCAATTGAAGTTTCAGAAATTGCAGTAGCAGAAGAAGCTAAAGAACCTGTTTTAGAAGAAAATAATTCTAAAACTGTAGAAAGACGAACTAGAAGAAAAAGAGAGGGCAAATAGTCCTCTCTTTTTTTGTTTTATAGGACAATACATTAATTATGAATATAATAGCAAAAATGATTACAGATGTCTCTACAGATGTAGAACAAGAAATTTCTCAGGAATTAGGAGAAGAAATTTCGGAAAAAGTTGTTTCTGTTTCGGAGGAAGATTTTTATGAAACTACTCTTAAATATATCCAAGATAATGAAGCTAGTTTTTCTATAATTAAGCAAGAAATTCAAAAATTTTTAGAAAAGGTAAGACAGTATGAAGCTCTTCCTTCAAAAGGGTATTCTTCAATAGCTATGTCAACGACTTTATTAAAACTTCAAAAAGAGTTTATTTATAAAGATTTCTTTAATATCCAAAATTTAATTAACCAATTTCTTGGACAAACAATTGCAATGACATATGTACATATAGATGAATTTGGAAAAAGAGAAATTAGAATAAGTGAAAATAATATTGAACATCTTGCAATTACAATAGGCCAAACTTGATCAAAGGGATCCAAATACGCAAAATTATCTTATGTTGTTCAAGACAATTATGAAAAATTACAAAATACTTTACCTAAAGAAGATAATGAAAAATTACAAGCTGCTGCTGCGGAAGTTGAAAGTCGTTATCATAAGCACAGGAAAAAAGTACTATGAGAATGAGTACCAAGTTCTTGAAAAGGATATAGATTAAATAATATGGGACCTGTTAATGAAGCTTATGTTAACATGTATGTACATAATATAAAATTAACAAATCCATTAGAAAAAGATATAAATGATTTTATGTTAGATGGTTCTTATGGTGCTATAAAAGCAGATGCAACTAGAGGTTTTTTAATTGGTGATGTTGCTAAAAATGGAGTCCAATATGCGGTAAAGGGCATATTCGGGTCTCCACAAGGTACAAAAGAAATAATTTCTGCTTTTAAAGCAATGGAAAAAGATAATTTTTCTGAAGAAGGATTTGCTGCTTTTATAAAACGATTTACTTATGATGAATTACATCGTAACTACAAACCACAAATACAAGAATTATCTAAAAGAAGTATTGCTGCTACTTTAAGATATATGAAAAAAAATTAGCATTTTAAAAAAATTTTTGGTATAATAAAATAGAACATAATAGGAGAATTATATCATGTCAAAACCTACTTTAAATAAATTAAAATTAACTCAAAAAAATCCTGTTAAAACAATCACATTTAATGAACAGGAAATTGAAATTAAACAATATATTTCTATTCAAGATAAACTTAATATGATTAGTGATATTTTAAATTCAGCAGCCGATGAAAATAAATTTTATAATCCAGGAAAACTTGATTTATTCTTTGTTTTAAAGGTAATTGATAATTATACAAATCTCTCTATTACTGATAAGCAAAGAGAGAATTTCATTAAATTATATGACGATGTTATTTCTTCTGGATTTTATACTGAAGTTTTTAACGCAATTCCAGAAGATGAAGTTGGATATGTTTACACTTTAATGAAAGAATGCGCTGATCAGATTTATAAATATCAAAATTCTGCTTATGGAATTTTAGACGCAATGAATACTGATTATAATGATTTAAATTTTGACATTCAAAAATTGGCTGATAATTTAAAGGATAAAAAAGGTGTAGAGTTTTTAAATGATGTCATGACCAAATTAGGTTAATCTTATTATTTATTTTTTGAAATATATAGAAGAATGAGTATAACCCTATGGAGGAATTTTCTTCATAGGGTTATTTTTTATATATAAGAGAGAAAGGAGCAGTAAGAAATATGCCTAAACAATTAAACATAAGATTGGGTTTTGAGGCTGATACTAAACAAGCGCAGCAGCAAATAGCTCAATTGCAAAAAAGTTTAGATGGATTATTAAATAGTTCTGTTAAGCAAGGTAGTTTAAACGGTTTTAATTCAGATATTGCCAAAGCGCAACAATCTATACTGCAATTAAAATCTGCGCTTAATAATTCATTAAATGCAGATACTGGCAGACTAGATTTGTCTAAGTTTAATGGACA